CCTCCCGCTCGGCTTCGACGTGCCCGAGGCTTCGAACCCTTTCATCGAACAGATGCGTCGCGTTCGATCGATGGTCGGCAACGTCGATCAGGTGTGGGCCGCAACCGGCTCAGGGATGCTGGCCCGCTGCCTCGGTGAGGCGTTTTATCCGACGCCTGTCCATGGCGTCATCGTTGGCCTGGCGAGCCGCAACTCCAGGCAGCAATATCCATCCAATGTCACGCTGCACGAGTACCCGAAACAGTTCTCGTGGTCCTGTTCCTACGAAGCGCCCTTCCCAACATGCGGTAACTACGATCGGAAAGCATGGGAGTTATGTCACAAACTGTCAGCAGGGACAGTTCTGTTTTGGAATGTTCTGGGGTGAATCATGCCGGCGAGTAACTCGACCAAAGCAAAAGTTGAGATGAGGGTGAACCGGATCGCTCGTCTGTTGGCTAACGGCGCGACCAGATCTGAATGCGTGCAATACGGTTCAAATGAGTGGGGCATCGGCGCCCGGCAAATCGACAAGTACATCCACCGCGCCCGAGAGCTGCTGAGAGCTGACTGGGAGCTGGATCGGCAAACGATGGTGGCCGAGCTGCTGAGCCAGTGCGCCACGCTGCAAAAGGAGGCGCGTAAGCAGGGCAACCTCAACGCTGCGCTGGGCTGCATCAACTCAGCCGCCCGTCTCGCGAGGATTTTCGATTGACCATCCTCGACGCCATCCCAGCGGGCTATGTCCTGCATCGGCCCGGCGAACATGGCCGCGACCTCAACATGCAGGAGCTGTTGGATCGAGTGCGGGATGACCTGCATCCGGGACAGCGCGCTTTTGTAGACGATTGCTCGACGCAGATCCTCGGCGTTTCTGCAGGCTATGGAGCGGGCAAAACGCGAGCCCTGGCAGCGAAGACCCTGTTCATGGCCGCAGCTAATCAGGGCTTCACGGGCTGCGTCATGGAGCCAACCGGACCGCTCATCCGCGACATCTGGATGAATGACTTCGAGGAGTTCCTCGAGGGCTATGAGGTGCCCTATACGTTCCGGGCCTCGCCTCTGCCCGAGTACATCCTGCATCTGCCCCAGGCAGACACCAAGGTGCTGTGCCGCAGTTTCGAGAACTGGTCACGGATCATCGGCCTCAACCTGGCGTACGTTCTCGCGGACGAGATCGACACGGTCAACCCGACAACCTGTCAGCGAGCGTTCCCCAAAATCCTCGGCCGTCTCCGAGCTGGCAACGTGCGTCAGTTCGCTGCTGCCTCAACGCCTGAGGGCTTCCGCTGGATGTGGAAAACGTTCGGCTCAGAGGATGCCCTGCAGCGAGACGATCGCAAGCTCATTAGGATGCGCTCGGTAGACAATCCGCATCTACCCCAAGACTTCATCGAACGGCTCGAGGCCAACTACGACCCAAGCCTGCTGCAGGCGTACCTGCACGGCGAGTTCGTCAACCTCAACACCGGACAGGTTTACGACCGCTTCGATCGATCGAAGCACGTAACCAGCATCATTCCCGACGTCAGCTCCGAACCTCTACGCATCGGCGTTGACTTCAACATTGGCAACATGTCGGCCGTAATCGGTGTTCGTCTTGGCAACAAGCTCGTGCTGATCGATGAGATCAGCGGTGCCCATGACACCGACGCTTTGGGTCAAGAAATCAGACGGCGATTTCCCGACCGCCGTATATACATCTACCCTGACGCATCAGGCGGCTCGCGTTCTACTAACGCCTCCCGCACAGACATACAGATCCTCGAATCCTATGGATTCAGCAATCAATCGCCGAAGGCAAATCCTCCCGTCCGTGATCGGGTGGCTGCTGTGCAAGCTGTTTTGGAGAACGGGAAAGGCGAGGTCCGCGTCCAAATAGCGAGTAGCTGCAAGCGAACGATTGAGTGCCTCGAGCTGCAGAGCTACACAGAAAAGGGCGACCCAGACAAGGAGGGCGGATACGACCACATGAATGACAGTTTGGGGTATCTCATTTGGCGTGAGTTCAACCCTCTGCACGCTCGTGCTGGTCGTGGTACAGGAATCAGGCTTTACTAAACTGCGAGGATCAGGCGGAGTTGCGCTGTGTATTCAGGCTTTACGAATGTTGGCCGCCAGCGCGTCGGCACTGTCACCAATGTCAACGATCCGAACACTGCGTGGATCAACATGGAGCCTCATTGGCTCCTGATTGAAGTTCTGCTGCAGGGCACATACGGCATCAGAAAAAAGCACCGTACATATCTGCCACAGGAGCCTCGCGAGCTGGACGAGGCGTATGACAACCGCTTGCTCCGTAGCGTTTTGTCGCCCTACTACGTGCGGCTCGAGCGGATGCTGGCGGGCATGTTGACGCGGAAGCCAGTCCGGCTCACCGACGTCTCAGATCAGGTCATCGAGCATCTGTTCAACGTCGATTTGCAGGGCAACGACCTCAACGTTTGGACATACGAAACAGCTCGTAAATGCATTCGCTACGGCCACGTCGGCGTGCTGGTTGATGCCCCTGCAGCAGGGGAGAACGGCCGGCCCTATTGGGTGACCTATACGCCACGCGACATCCTTGGCTGGCGTACTGAGATCAAGGACGGAGAGCAGAAGCTGGTGCAGCTGCGGCTCATGGAAAAGATCGTCGTCGCTGACGGCGACTATGGCGAGCAGCATGTCGAGCAAATCCGGGTGCTCACGCCCGGCACGTTCGAGATCCATCGAAAGGATGAGGCCGGCGACTTCAGGGTTGTAGAGGAGGGCACCACCAGCCTCTCGGAGATCCCGTTCGCTGTTGCCTACTCGAACCGCGCCAACATCCTCGAGTCCACGCCGCCTCTAGCTGACATCGCTGAGCTGAACCTGCAGCACTATCAGACGCAGAGCGATCTCAGTAACCAACTGCACATCAGTGCTGTGCCGATGCTCGCCTTCTATGGCTTCCCCCAAGCGGCAGAGGAGGTCAGCGCCGGACCCGGTGAGGCGATTGCATTTCCCGCCGACGGACGGGCGGAGTACATCGAGCCCGGCGGCCGCAGCTATGACGCCCAGTTCAAACAGCTGGACAGGATCGCTGATCAGATCAACAGCCTGGGCCTCGCTGCTGTCCTAGGGCAAAAGCTCGGCGCTGAGACGGCAGAGGCCAAGCGGATCGATCGCAGCCAAGGCGACAGCACCATGATGGTGATCGCTCAGCAGATGCAGGATCTGATCGACAACTGTTTGGTGTTTCACGCTGATTACCTGCAGGAGCGGGAGGCAGGCACCAGCTTCGTCAATCGCGATTTCCTGTCCTCTCGCCTCGATCCGCAGGAGATCCAAGCGTTGCTTGCCCTCTACACGACTGGCACGATCACGCAGAAAACACTGCTTGATCAGCTGGAGGCCGGCGAGGTCCTGGGCGATAACTTCGATGTAGACGAGGAGTTGGAGGCAACGCAGACCGGCGGGCTGATCGAGATGAACCAGCCTGACCAACGGGAGCGAGCGGTCATGCCAGAAGCTGAGCCAGATGAGGAGCCGACCGAGAGGATCCCCGAGTGATGGGCTGGATGAACCGCTGGCAGAAACGAGGCAGCGATCAGCCGAAGCAGCTGCTGTATTTCGCTGAGCAGCAGCTCGAGAACGAGTTCTACGCAGTCATCCGGGTTACATGGTTTGAGGGCACTCGAGTCAGGCTCGTGGAGGAATCGGCCTACAGCTTCTACGACGGCATGACTCCTCATGATCTGCGGCTGCTGCTGAAGGATCTGTTGACCAGAGGCGCTGACGTCTCTATCTGCTGCATCGATGGAGCGGATGAGCTGGGCCTGAAAAGCTGATGAGCGAGCTGACAGAGCTGTTCCGCAATGCGATCGATCTGAATCGCTACAGCAACGGCGTATCGCTCCGGCTGGTGCGTGCGTGGAACGATGCGGTGCTTGATGTTGTGGAGCAGCTGCAGCTCCTCGAGGACCTAGATCGATCGGCAAAGGCCGTCAGGTTGCGGTCGATCCTGGCTCAGCTCAAAGAGTCGCTGGATACCTGGGCAGGCACTAGCACGCTCGCGATGCAGCAGGAGCTGCAGGGGCTAGCAGTTCTACAGGGCGAGTTTGCAACGAGGCAGCTACAGCGGGCGCTGCCTGCTGGCAGGGCGGACATCGTGCGAACGGTTGAGATCAGTCCAACGCTTGCCCAGGCCATTGTGACCGCCGAGCCAACAGCTGCAGGCGTTGTCAATCTGAGCGACAGCTTGGTCCGGATGAGCACTCAGCCTGTGACGTTTCAGCTCACGTTGGGGCAGCAGCTAACGCTTCCGAACGGCCAAACGATCAAGCAGGCGTTTAACAGCATGTCGGAGAGGCAGGTCGACATTTTCAGCCTGACGGTGCGCAACGGGATCATCGAGGGCGAGTCGATCGAGGCGATCACCCGCAGGGTGCGTGGGCGGCTGCAGAGGGATCAGGCTGGCTCTGTTGACGCGATCATCGCGAGAGGCGGCCAGGCGACAGCCATCCCCAATAATCAGATCAGGGCGATCGTTCGCACCAGCGTCAATCAGGTCGCCTCGACTGCTGATCAGCTGATTGCAGCCCAAAACCCAGAGCTAACGAAGCATTACATCTATACCGCAACGCTCGATACAAGGACGAGCGACATCTGCAGAGCGCTAGACGGGAAAATGTTTCGCCATCAGGAGGGGCCTGTGCCTCCTCAGCATTTCCAGTGCCGCTCGAGGATCCGAAACGTGCCGCGTGGCCTCGAGAAAGAGTTCTCGGAGATCAGAGAAACCTACGGGCAGTGGCTCAACGATCAGGACGAGGATACGAAACGCGATGTGCTGGGGCAGGAGCGATTGAAACTATGGGATGGGCTGGTCAAAAAGTATGGCCCGACTGATGCGATCCGTAAGTTTGTTTCGCAGGACGGCGCGACGCTAACTTTGGATCAGCTCAAAAACCGTGGCTATGGCTCCCTTGCCCAGTAACTACAGGTTCAAAGCCTCCGAAAAGACCGAGGCTGCCTCCTGTCCTCCCAAAAAGCCGGCCGCTAAAAAAACCAAGGCCAAGCCCTCGTCAGAGGAATGAGGAGCTACTACGATCGGCACAGCAGCGCTTGTTCCATGCCTGGTTACATGAAAGGGCCTAAGAAGCCTCAGAAGCCCGCCGGCAAGCGTAAAAAAGGCAGCAAGAAAAAGTAATGGCTTCCCGCAACGTTCCTACAGACAAGGCTTTGTACAGCCGCGTCAAAGCGGCAGCGAAGCGGAAGTTCGACGTCTATCCGAGCGCCTACGCGAACGCCTGGCTCGTTCGTGAGTACAAAAAGCGCGGCGGAACCTACACGACGCAATCATCCAAACCCAAGAGCCGTGGCCGCAAGAAAAAGAAAACCTAGGGGCGGCCTCGGGCGTTGGTTCGCCGAGAAATGGGTTGACGTGAAAACGGGCAAGCCCTGCGGTCGGCAGAAAGGAGAGAAACGCGACGGCTACCCAGCCTGTCGGCCATCTAAACGGGTGTCATCCAAAACGCCGAAAACAACGGGCGAGATGACTGCCGCTGAGAAAGCCAAGTTCAAGCGGGAGAAAAAGGGCCCGGCAAAAATCAAATATCAGCACCGCCGCCGCCGGAGGAAGAAGTCCTGATGGCAAAGAAAAAGGACCCGAGGCTCGAGCGCCATGGCCTGAAAGGCGTCAACAAGCCCAAACGAACACCAAAGCATCCCACCAAGAGCCATGTTGTTCTGGCGAAGGAGGGAGACAAAACAAAGCTGATTCGTTTCGGGCAGCAAGGCGTCTCTGGCTCACCTAAGCGACCTGGCGAATCTGCAGCAGCAAAAGCTCGGCGCCAGTCCTTCCTAAAACGTCACGCTAAAAACATTGCCAAAGGCAAAATGAGCGGCGCTTGGTGGGCAAAAAAAGTGAAATGGTGAACTGTTGTTAGTCTTGGGCAGCAATTTAGCCCGTGGCTAATTCATGTCCGAAGAACAAAATGCTCCCGTGGAGCAGGCTGTTGACATTCAAAAGATGCAAGGCGAGCTGGAAGCGATGCGTCGGAAGAACGCAGAGCTTCTCAAGGAATACAAGGATTTCAAGGAGTCAGCCCAGAAACAGGCGCCTGTACCGGATGGCGTTGATGTTCAAGAACTGCTTGAGTTCAAGCGCAGAGCAGAGCAAGCAGAGCTTGAGTCACAGGGCAAATACACTGAAGCTCGACAGGCTCTGGAGCAGCAGTTCCGTGAGGCGTCGGCGCAGAAGGACCAGCGCATCGCCGAGCTAGAGGCCCGCGTTCGTGAGCTGGAGGTGATCGCCCCGGCAACGCAGGAGCTGTCTCAGCTGGTGCACGATCCCTCGGTGATTTTCAAAGCAGGAATGCTCGATCCGAAAAACATCGAGACAGGCAACGACGGCAAACCAGTCGTGGTTGATGGCTACGAGCGAATCTCTTTCCCGCAGTGGGTTGAGCGCAATGTGCAGCCCTACATGCAGATCACCGCAAAGCCTCAGGGCAGCGGAGCACCTGCAGGCCGGGCGAGTGATGGCAACGTTCGTTTCGACGAGCAACTGATGGGCCGATTAGTTCTTGATGGCAATGGCCGCCCAGGTTTGAACATCTCTGTGCTCTCAGAGATTCAAACAAAGCTCGGACGTGATGCCCGCATTGCGTATAACGCCGAGGCCACTCGTCGTTTACAAGGGCGGTAGTATTTGTAGCAAGGCGAAGCCGTGCTGAGCTGAAGGGCCGTGCCCGACTGTAAACATCATTTCTGAGGATTTGTCATGGCGACTCTTCGCTCTGACTTGATCATCCCCGAAATATTCACGCCGTACGTCATTGAGCAGACGACTCAACTGGACGCCTTTTTGGCATCCGGAGTTGTTCAGCCAATGGCCGAGCTGAATGCTACTGAGGGTGGTGATTTCGTTCAGGTGCCTTTTTACAAGGCAAACCTGACCGGAGATTTCGAGGTGCTTTCTGATAGCTCCTCCCTGACTCCGGGCAAGATCACGGCTGATAAACAGGTGGGCGTTGTGCTCCACCGTGGCCGTGCATTTGAGGCTCGCGACCTCGCTGCGCTTGCAGCTGGTTCCGATCCCATGGCTGCGATCGGCCAAAAAATCGCCGCCTACGTTGCTAACCAGCGTCAGAAGGACCTCCTGTCCTGTCTGGCTGGTGTTTTCGGCTCCGTGAACACCACCGACAGCAACGCTGCCTTCTTTGATCTGACTATCGACGGCGGATCTGGCGACACCCCAACTGCCCTTGCTCCCCGCCACGTTGCGGAAGCCAAGGCCAAGCTGGGTGATCAGGGCGAGAAACTGACCGCTATTTGTATGCACAGCAAGGTCTACTACGACCTCGTTGAGCGCCGCGCTGTTGACTTCGTTGTCGCAGGCGATGCAAACGGTGGCGCTGCAACTGCCTCTGGTGGTTCTATCGCCGGTGCATTCGGCAACCCCACTGTCCCGACCTTCATGGGTCTCCGCGTGATCGTCAGCGATGACGTGACCACGACTGGCAGCGGTGCTTCAACCGAGTACAGCACCTTCTTCTTCACCCAAGGCGCTGTCGCCTCCGGTGAGCAGCTGGCACTGCAAACTGAAACTGACCGTGACATCCTCGCCAAGAGCGATGCGATGTCCATCGATCTGCACTATTGCTATCACCCGGTCGGCTCGAAGTTCAGCACTTCGGTTACCAACCCGACTCGCTCTCAGCTCGAGACTGTCGGCAACTGGACCAAGGTGTACGAGACCAAGAACCTTGGAATCGTGCGTGCCACCAACGTATCCAACATGGATTGACGGAGGTAACTAACCATGGCATCCATTTTTGAGGCAACGGCCGGCAAACTGATCGGCCCTACCACTGGCGGCACTGTGACCCAGGCCACCAACAAAACGACCGGCGTGACGCTTAACACGGCATCCGGTCAAATCACCATGAACGGCGCTGAGCTGGCTGGTGCCGCTGAGGCCACCTTCACGGTGACCAACAGCGAAATCAGCAGCACTGACGTTGTTGTGGTTAACCACAGCTCCGCTGGCACTGCCGGCTCTTATCTCGTTCAAGCCAACAGCATTGCTGACGGCTCGTTCGCGATCACCGTGGCAAACGTTGGCTCTACTGCCAGCGAGGCCATTGTGCTGAGCTTCGTGGCTCTGAAGGGCGCTAGCTCCTGATGGGTCTTTTCGCCTTTAGGCGGATGAAGGAACGTGAGGCTGCTGCACAAGCGGCGGCCTCCGCTCCTGAAAAGCCGACCAAAAAG